ACAACTTGCGGAGCAATTTCACCAAACCGCAAAGGCCTTGCCAACTTTTCGCGCTCCCGCGCGCGCTCCGCTACCTTTGCCTTAAACTCCTTAAACATTACCAAATCCTCGGTTTCCAGACAACGAGAATAATACTTGGGAACCGAACATTTAGCACCATCACCAACTAACACGAAGCCCTTGTTGAACGCATCACTCTTACCAAACTTTTCGTACCACGCGCGCCCAATTCCTGGACGCCTTGACATTGTAGTGTACTCAGGCAACCGGCCTTTATAGTGCTCGGCAGACTTTTCACCGGTAATCTTTTTAACAACATATCTTGCGACATACGCCGCGCTTTCGAAAGTAACATCACCGACGGAGCTATACCCAAACGGCCACAAATAAGCCAAAGTGGCCGACCTAAACAACCGGACACCCTCGGAATCTTTAAACAGGACCTTGTCATCAAAATCGAACCCGAACAAACAAGCATGATGATGAGGCCTGCCAACCGACGGCACATACCGCTTGCACGTGCACCGCGACGGGTCCAAAGCCCTCTTGCGTAGGCCTATCCATCTAGGTTTAGCCCTACCACAACCGGAACATAATTCACCGTATTCACCCGCATGGAAGTATCGAACTTCCGACTTTCCAAGCGGAACAGAACGCCGTACATAAAGACCAACACCGCTATCCCAAACGAAATTACAATTGAACCAACGAACACGCTTAATAAACTGCTGAAAATCCGCTTTGACAAGCGACCTATTCTTGACCAAGTGTTCGTCGTCAAAGGTAAGGGTAATGAAACAATTGCGCTCGGACAAACTGGCTTCATGTACACACCTTATAGCCCATGAACGAGAGCGATCCAAACGACAACCAACACACTGACCGCAAGGCACAGCAACAGGGAGATCAACAAATCCATCACTAATTCGAAAAACAACCGACCTCTTACCTGACGCATTAACAGCCTTGCTCCAATACCCTCGCAAAGGATATAAACAAGGCATACATTTTAAATCCGGAAACCACCGCGCATCGGCACCGCCATAAAATTCGCCGGATGCGCTCCACGAGCTGTCTTAGAAAACAAACGACGAGACTTACCGCGACGCATACGACCACGACCACCGCCGTCACCGGCTGACCGTAATGGCATTAAGGCCTCCTAGTAAAACGCCTCAAAATAGAACCACCAACACCAACAGGGAGAACAGTTTCCAAAACACGATCAACCCAAGCAAGACCCTTTCCAACAGTACTTGTACGGATACCTGCCTCTTGCTCAGCCATCTTAGCAGAAGCCGCGGCCTTGCGGACCTCCTGGCCTTTAATTAAGGCCTCGGCAACATTAACAGCCTGCTTGGACGACTCGGTTTTTGTAAGAGCAGAGTTCAACTGAACCTGAGACATAGCAGAAGCCAAATTCGCGCCCATTTGCGCGCGATTAATAGACAACTGCCCTTGACCTCGCCTAGGAGACTCCAAAACAGCCATAGCACCCGAAGGAGAACTAGCGCCATGATTCGCGCTTAAAATCGGGTTTAAACCGGCTTTCCGCAAATCTTCAACCTCGCGTTGATGAGCAGTCGAAGACATACGCTCCTGGAAGGCCATTTGCTCACGCGCCAAGGCCTCTTGTCGCGCATTTGTGGATTCGACCGACTCTACCTCACGCTCGGCTTGTCTTGACGCGGAATAAGCCGAATAAGCAGAGCCGGCCGCTTGCGCGACTGCAGGAACATTATTAGCCAATGCAGACCCTATGCCACCAACAGCGGCACCAACCGCCGTACCAACAGGACCAAACATAGAACCGATCACAGGAGCAATAGGCGCGAGAAAACTAAGTAGTGACATATTCCGCACCAAATATTAAAAGTGATCGATCATTCCAGGAACAGAGTAAACAGGCATAGGTCTAACCGTCCGCATACGCAGAAACGAATCGAAAATAAAATGCGGCTCAGTCTCAACCGCAATAACACGCTCAACCGGCGGGTTTTCTTCAATAAACGTCTGGTCTAACGTAGGCAAATCGGCAAACTCTTGCGCCAAATGCCAAACATCAAGCGAACCCGCGACACCAGACCGAAGCTTACCCGTAATTTTTGAGGGGTAATAACGATACTCCGCAAAACGCTCCTGGTAACCAAACACCAAAGAATCATCACCAGTAGCCTGAGCGTAAATTTCCTTATTCAAAACAGCCTGCTCACCAAGATGAGCCAACGCAGGCCAGAAATAATCAAACCGTGTATACCTCGAAAACATGCGCGGAATACCTTGCTGATAAGTAACGTCCGCGCGGACCATAACAAGACCAATAACAATACAATGCTCAGTAAAGGACTTGGTAAATCCTTCCTTCACAGACGTAGCAGTACCATAGGCCGCCAAATTACCTTGCGGAGTAGTACCAGACTCCGACGTTTGCTGTACAGCCGTCACAATAACCGGAGTAGAACGGCCGCCAAGATATTCAGGCCTCTGGAGCCTTGCATCTGGCGAAATCACACCAAAATGCGAGCGAATAATCTCCGTATAACGAGTACCACCACGAGCATCACGCTCGTACAAGCGTTGAAGCTGGAAAGCTTCACGCAACGTATTAATCGTGACCGTAGCACCCGCAGACAAATCCGCATAAATACCAGGCCTATTAGCCAAGCTCGGATCTTTCTCAACATAAAACAAGTGAGAAGCGTCCGAATCAGTACCAATAGCCGCCGCCGCCACATAGGTCTGAGCGTCGCCTTGACCAGTCTCATAAACATTTACATTACTCGCTCCATAAGTAGTATCGTATTTTCCAATACCATAAACCGGAGCATCATCACCAAGCGGAACCTCAACACCAGGCCCCTTTTGGGGCCACGGCAGACAACTTGTGAAATAATCATGCCGCTTTGCCCTTCTCAAAACAACATAGTCCGAAGAACTATCCGGACCGTCATCCCTATCAACAACAACCGAATCAATCAGATTCTGATCGCGGAACCATTCGTTATAAATCAAATTGTAAGCCCTGAAAAACAGGGAATTAACAGACAAACCGGCAACACCAACCGGCAAACCAAAATAATCCGCCAAAGAACCAACCGTCCAACCGGTCTGCGCAGGAGACTCCATGCGCGGAACCAAATACTCGGTTTCATCACCGGAATAATCGGCCGGTTCAATCTCTCCCATGAACTTCTGAAAGTTATTCCAAACTAACCTTTGCGGAACCGCAAAGTAAAAAGTGTCCATGTACATGTTATCCATGACAGGGACAATAGGCGTAGCCAAACGAGCAAACAAAGTGCCCTGGAAATTAAACGTATCACCAGGCAGAGCCTCATCCACATAGAACGGAATTAAATACCCTGCATCAAACGTAGTCTTATAAGCGTGGGTCCGATCAAACACAGAACGCTGAACTTCAGCCTTAGGAACAGCAGAAAACTGATGCGAACTTGGACTCTGTAGCTTCATGAGCTTTTAGCCACCTCTTTAAAAAGCATATCCATGACAATACCCAAGAGAAAAACCTTGTCCTTACTCTTGAGCAACTCATCCTCTAAAATACTGTTAGCCAACAACATCCAACGATAACCAACGACAGTAGGATGCGGGGAGGACCGCCCAACAGCGCCAGGCACGCCGCCAGCTTGCCGTCCTTCCGCAATCTTACTGTCAGTCAGACCAGTTACATCAAGTGTAGCCCTGGTCTGACTGCACGTTGTTCGTAGGATTGCCATCGGCTTTAGCCTTACGCCGCCGGCGCGGGCGCGCCGGCTCGCGTGGCAGTTCCTCCAACGCTTCCCGCAGTAGCCACGCCAGAAACCGGCCCACTGCCCGCTTTAATATCAACATCAAGCACCTCTGGCTTTTTAGGAAGCGCGGACTTCTCACGAAGCCCTAATTTAACCGCTTCCTCGATGTTTTTTTCGTCCGCGAGAAACTCCATGAGTAACTCTGGCGAGTTCTTAAACCTCGCGCGCAACACCGCAGGGAGCGACATAAACTCAGAATGTACCTCCGCGATTGTCCCTTGTAACTCATGGAAATTAGGCACAACCGCAAAGTTCCCATAGAACGGAGTGCGGGTCCTAGGCTTTGACGGGTCCACAAGATGACCCGTCTTTTTAGCTCTCGCAACAATAACATTAATATCTGCATCTTTCGCATAGTGCTGTTCGGTCTTGCTCACCTTCCCCTTGAAGGATACAGCACCGGAACGCCCATAATCAAAACGACCAGAAATCTTCTCACGCGCCATCTGGCACCACCTTATTCGTAAAATCCACAGCCGCACACAAAAAACGCGGAGGATTAACAGCCTCCAACAAACCCGAAGATTGATCAAACGCACCAATCAAAAACAACCGATAATCCGACGGATGCTTATTAATTTGCGTGTTCTTATCATTAACCAAATCACCAAACATACGAATAGCTTGCCCTTGCGTAGACATAAAAAACGGCGGGGAAAATGTTCCCGCCTTATCATCAAACACCGAAAACGCCTCAGTCTTAATCATCCGCACGCCCTCGCTTTAACCTTGCGACCTTCTCGCGCAAGATTATCCCCTTCACAACTTGCGGAGCAATTTCACCAAACCGCAAAGGCCTTGCCAACTTTTCGCGCTCCCGCGCGCGCTCCGCTACCTTTGCCTTAAACTCCTTAAACATTACCAAATCCTCGGTTTCCAGAC